TGGGTCAATGAAATGCAATCTTTGACTTGGTGTCGCAGTCGCGGCGAGCATGACACCTGCATAACGGTTGTCTGATTCGGTAGAACCAGTTTGGTAAACACTGCCCAATCCATTTGCAAGCGCCCATTCTGCATGGGTGTGGTAATGACCAATATAGACATCTCTGAATTCCCATGGGTAAGAGCCACTGCGCCATCTATTGATGTGTTGGACAATCGTTGATGGAGATGCAAAACCATTACGACCAACCTCATCACCATGAATAACGAGTGCGCGATACTCTCCGATTTGCACCCTCTGAATGTCATCAGGACATTCTTGCCAGGTAAGGCGCTTCTCTCCTGCAAGTAACTGGCGTGCCAATTCATAACACATACGGTCAAAGTTGTCAGAACGAGGAACATTATCTCTTTTGCTTCCAATACGCCCATGATTACCCCATTCAGGAACTACCGTAACTTTGTCATAGTGTGCGAGCGCATAACGCACGACATCTACGCAAAGTCTGCTTACATTTACATATTGCTCAAATAGTGTGGCATCAATTTCAAATGCTTGTCCTGGGAAATTAAATAAACCTTCAACCATATCGCCGCCAAAAAGTATGTAACACTCTTTTACCGGGTGGTCTGCTCTTTGTATTTCAGTGATGCGTACAGCCTTTTCTGCAAACTCCATTACACGCCTGCGCATTACTTCAGAATTATAGGAATTTGTTTTCTTTGCGCCCTGCCAATCTGTCATGTGCCACAGCGCTACTTCAGGCTTACCTTTGCCACCTTTTGCCACCTTTGGTTCCATGACAGGTTTTATAGGCCCCATGGCAAGCATTGCATCATAGGCGGCTTGATGTGTTGCTTCTACCAAATCTTCTGTTTTGGTTTTGGCTTTGATAAGTTGTTTTTGCATACGGAACAGCGCATTGCGTAATTCTTTTACATCTTCAGATTCAACGCCTTCAGGTAGATTTTTTAGACTATCTTCAAGGCTCATCGGGTCACTATGTCATGTCCGTGGTAGATGTAGCCTTGTTTATCTAACCAACTATCTTCATGTGTAGGGTTCTTGAATAGTCGCACAGTTTTAAGGCTATCCATCATCAATGCAACTTCCCATGGTCTAATTGGGTCAATGCCTAAAAGCGCGCCCCATATCTTGCCAATGGTTTCAAAGTTTTCTAACGCATCGCCATATTCATCTTCACGATTAGATAGGACATCATCTACTTTTGACATCTGCACATACCTCGTTGATGATTTCTAATTGATTCGGCTGTTGCTTTATATCCTTCTTGTCGCAACGCCTTTACAACAATGTTTGCTGAATAACCTTTTGCCCACGCTTCATCTAATGCTTTTCTATCTTTTTCGGGCATTGCATTAAGCATCATTTGATATGCGCAAAATTCACTATACATTTTTTGTTTATTGGCTAGTTCTGTTAATGCTTTTTCTAAACTCATACCCACCTCCGCCGCAAATCCTAACACAAAGTGTAAATGAGCAGTTTAGACTCTTGCTCAGGAGTGCTTTCCCATGGAGGCGGGAAACCTATGCCTTTTTCTTAGGCGCTTTCTTTACAGATGCTTTTGCAATTTTTTTGATTTCTACTTCTGCCCAATCTGCAACCTTGCCAAATGCAGGGTCGTTCTTATCAATGCCGCGAATTGCAGGGCCAATAATAGCCGCCGCCAATCCGTAGGCAAATGCTTTCACATCGCCATTGCTTACTTGCCATACTGGTAGTGCTACTAATACAAAGTGACGAGCCGCGCTTTTCAGCATCAACTTATCTTTGTCGCTTAGTTTCTTCATACTTTCTCCTTTATCGGGCGCGCCACAGCCATAACAACTGAGTACGGGCGCTTCTTACGATACACGCCTCCACCGTTGCTTTGACTGCCTTTCTTGTTAGGGCTTGTATTGCCTTCAATACAAATCAAATGACCCTTTACATTTTTGACCACAATGCCCACATGGTCGGGCTGAGCATCATTATCAAACTGAAAAAATGCTATGTCGCCTGCTTGTGCTTGTCCTATTGGTACTAATTTATCTTTAGCGGTTAACCATTTTAATCCGGCATCGCATGATGCAAAACCTTTGGAACCACTTGCCGCAATTTTTTTGCTTGCGCCTACTTTGTAATAAATCCAAGATACAAACATAGCGCACCAAGGCTGATGATTCAGACCATACCATTTACCGTATTTGGTGTCGTTGTTTAAGCCTTCTTCATATTGCAACTCTTGTTTAGCGTGCCAAACAATAAGTTCTCTTAGGCCCTCTCCACCAATAGGCGGTATATCTCGTCTATCCTCTGTTCTAATTTGTTCACCTTCTCGTCTATGTCTTTCACTTTATCTTTGATGCTTGAGCCACCATTCGGCTTTAGTTCTGCCAAATAGTATTTAACTAAGTGTCGCACGCTAATAGCAAACGCACCAACTAGGGTGGTAATTCCTACCGTTACCCCTACCCATTCTTCAATACTCATAGCGCCAAATGATAACAGTTACAAGATTATTGCTACGCCGTTTAGAATTAACTTAGAACCTGAGTCTAAGACTGTTGGAGAATTATGGTCCACAATGTCTGAGCCACCATTAGATGTGGGCGACCATAAATACATATCAGAAGAACCTTGCGCCAAAATGCCAAAGATTGTGTAAGTATTACCATTATCTGAGATATAACCGGGCGCAACAACATCGTGTTCAAAAGTTGGGAAGCCTGCAGGAAGCGTAAAATAAATTTGACCAGTTCCCCAATTTGTTACGGTTGTGCCTAAGATTTCGGCATAAGCGGTGAGCATTTTGCCCACGCGCTCGCCTTCAACAGTTACAGGATTGCCTGTGTAAACAATGTTGCTGTTGGTAGTTTTTAGAACAGGATTTACAGAAATTATGGTTGGAGATAAATTATTGTCAGCAATTTCTACCCATTGCGTACCGTTCCAATACTTGAGTAAATCAGCGTCAGTGTCATAGAACATATCACCCACACGCGGATTAGTTGGGGTATTGGTTGCAAAATCAACATTTGGTGCGGTTAAGCGTTGGGCTGTTTCTAACTTCTGCAAGCGTTGGTCAATATCTTTGAAGAATCTGTGAAGGTCAAAAGGTTGATTGATGTATGCCATGACCGCCTCTATTCGCTCGCTGTCAGGGTAAGCGTAACGCGTTCAGGGCCATCTTCGCCAGGTTGCACATTCAGCGCAACAATTCGGTAAATGGCATCAAGAGTTCCAGGGAATCTTTCATCAGTGATAATTAAACGCGCATCATCGCCAATGTTGTAATCATTTAAGGTTGGTGGAATGTAGGCAGGCACAACAATTTTTACGGTGGTCGGTGGATAAGAAACCGCAAGCACCTGACCTAGTGATAATTCATCAAGAACCGTTGAATCTGTTACATCTGAATAGTTAGCCACATCTTCAAGCACTGGCCAGCCATCGGTCAATTTGGTTGTGTCCTCAGCGATTGAGATTAACTTGCCCTCGTTAGTACCCGCACCCAATGCAAAGATTGTATTTGCGGCAATAGAAGCATCTTCAGGATATTCATACTCAACTATGTTGCCTGCAGGAAATATAAATACCAATGCTTCCGGGTCGTTGATGTCATAGATTACGCCTGAGCGGGGATAAGCAAGCACCAAAGTTTTCTTTGGTTCATCTGTCACATTGTCATAAGCAACATCAATAAGAAAATCAAAACCATCTTCTTGACGCGATAGGTCTTGAATAGCCTGATAAACATTTTTCAATTCATAATCGTAATAAACGCGGTCAATCAAAACGCCTGATGTTTCTGACCCGGTGATTACGCCTATGTCACCGTTTGGCACTAATTGCGCATCATCAATCAAAGTGCGTGCAATAACTAATTGGTCTGTATTAACAAAATTTTCTGTTGTGGATATGCGGCGGCGCTCAAAATAAGATTCAAACTCACGGGCTGTAATGTTCAGAATCTGCTCAGCGCTGTTGTAAGTGCGATTCCAAATAACACCGCCCCAAATCAATGCACCATTACGGTCCACATAGATTGCAGAACGACCAGGAATGGTTGCGGCATTTACATTGAATTGTGCTGATTGAAGGGCAGATAAAAGCACATGCCCATTGAGCGTTCCTGATTGGTTTAACTGTTGAGTAAAACTTACGCCCGTCAAAGGTAATTCGGCGAGGATTTCATTGGTTAAGAGGTCGGCAAATAGATACCGATAGGTGGTAGTCATTACCGACCCCTTCCATAATTAGTTGCCAGCGAGCGCGGCGGCTTCTTCTTCTGTAAGTCCAAGCGCGGCTAGTTTAGCAAGAGCGGCGGCTTTGGCTTCCGCTTTGGCTTGTGCTTCTGCTTCTAACGCGGCTTGACGCTCTGCTAATGCGGCTTGGTCTGCTTCTGCTTGTGCGATTTCTTCTGCGGTCAGAGGAACAATCTCTTGTTCACCTGTTTCGCAGTTGATAATTACTTTACTAGGTGTGTCTGTCATTGTTTCTCCTTATGAGTTCTTTATACCGTATAAATAAAATGTTGAACCAGCAACAAAGTTGAATTGCCCAGTCAAGGTGATAGATGTTAAAGCATTTGTGTCAATAAATATGCCCGCTGTTCCTAACACTTTTTGAGTTGTGTTGTTATCATTAACAGCGTCAAACCACATTATTGTTTTATTTGTAGTTAATGTATAATTTGGAATGTATATTTCGTGAATACTAAAATCATTAGCAACTGTAGAAATGCCTGCGTAATTTGCATCAGTCCTAAAAAATGATTGATTGTTAAAAGACCCTGCAAATGCAGTTGCGTTATTGCCTTCAAAATAATTCGCTGAATAAGTTGATGTAGCACCATTAAAAGTCGGTTGCAGAGATGAAAAAGCAGTGCCGCCGGTGCTTGACCTTAACGACATACGCAATTCTAAATCTGTGTAAGTTTGCGGTATAGCGGAAAAAGTCACTGAAGCAACAGTTGAACCTAAGGTTTGCGTTGATATGTTCACATAAGTTGTTGGCATTTGTATCTCCTACGCCCTTAAAATTCCATACAAAGTGGCTCGCCCTACATTCCAATTAATTCCCGAAGTCGCAGCAATTTGTATGCTTGTAATAGCGGCTGTAGTTTGTGCCATAGCAGTTTTAATTGATGACCAACCTGGATTGTTGTAATCCATAGCCATAGTAAAAATCGCACTTTTGTTTCTTGAACTTGTATAAGATAACAAATCCATTGTAAACATCATGGGCCTTGTACTTCTTAGTTCACCCGTAGCGTAATTCAAATACCATTGATTTGTAGGCGCAAGACGGTACGCATCAACCGTAGTGCCATTACCAGATAATTCCGTAAATGAATAAATGTTTGTTGCTAAACTGTTCAGCGTCACGCCAATTCCGGAAACTGACGCTCCGTTACCGCATACAACAATTCTTAAATCTGTATAAGATGATGGTATAGAAGTAAATGAAATAGTTGAAAAAGTATTATTAAATGTTGATGTTGCTATTGGTTCATAAGTTGTTGGCATGGATTATCCCTTAATTCCGTATAAAGCAATAGTTGAACCAGTTGCAAAGCCGGAACTGGCTTGTATATCAATTCGGCTAATTGCGCTTGTACTTGTATAAAGGCATGATTGTAATGAAACAAAACCATTAGAAGGTTGTTCAACGCCGCCAATAGATTTGGCCGATTTCAATTTTGAAGTTGATGCGTAATCAATCAAATCTATGATAAATACGCTTGGTGCTAAAGGACCCATGTTGTAATTATTACTTCCAAATAAATACCATGAAGTATTGGTTGTGCTGTTGCCAACCCATTCAGTAGTTCCGTAACCATCAATATACACATATTTGTAATTTGTACCGCTATCATTATTGAATCGCACTGTTGGGTTTGAATACTGGCCTGAAATCATCTGTGCAGATACACGGATTTGTAGGTGTTTATATGTTCCTGGAATGGAATTAAAAGTAACAGTTGATGTTGAATTGTCACCAGTAAACGATGCAATACTTTCGTATGATGTAGGAACAGCAGGCGTTACGCTGTTTGAAGCCGCAGAAGCCGCAGAAGTTCCGTTGGCGTTTGTGGCCGTGACTGTGAAAGTGTAAGCCGTTCCAGCGGTTAAGCCGCTAACGGTAATTGGGCTTGAGCCGCCTGTGCCTGTTATTGAACCTGGGCTAGAAGTTGCCGTGTATGTTGAAATTGCTTTGCCACCAGTTGCATTACCAGTAAAGGCCACAGAAACACTCGTACCAGTTCCCAAATCAGTGGCAGTTCCAATGGTAGGTGCTTGTGGAACAGTGGTTGCGGTTATTGAGTTAGAAACAGTTGCGGCAGAGGTTCCGTTTGCATTGGTTGCGGTGACGCTGAATGTGTAAGCAGTGTTAGAAGCCAAGCCTGTAACAGTAAGAGGTGAAGCACCTGATGATGAGAAACTGCCTGGTGAGGAAGTGGCGGCATAGGAAGTAATTGCAGAACCGCCTGTTGCTCCACCCGTGATTGTGACAGTAGCCGCGCCGTTATTGTATGCACGACCAGTTCCAACATCAGTCGCAGTAACTGTAGGTGCTTGTGGAACTGTGGTTGCGGTGATGCTGTTTGATGCCGCTGACGGTGCAGAAGTACCAACTGCATTTGAAGCAGTTACTGTGAATGTATAAGCAACACCTGATTGCAAACCTGTAACAGAAACGGGAGATGATGCGCCTGTTCCTGTAAATCCGCCTGGTGAAGATGTAACTGTGTAGCCTGTAATTGGAGTTCCGCCTGTATAAACAGGTGCGGTGAAGGTTACATCTGCGCGACCATTATTGTATGCGCGACCTGTACCAACATTGGTCGCTGTTCCAATAGTGGGTGCATCAGGAACATTTCTGTCACCTGAAGAACCGATAACTCCAATAATAGGCATTAGGCAATATCTCCTACCACTACCCAGTTGTTAGCAGAAAGTTTGATACAAGTTGCAGAAGAATAGCGAGTGCGTAGTTTTGGCGCTGTTGCTGTTGCTCCCGTTGAGTTAATTGTTGTTGTCGCAGGGGTTACAGCCTGAATTGTTGTTTGGCCTGCGCCAATCTGAATAACTGTGATTTGAGTTCCTACAGGAAAATCTACAGAAGCGTCTGTTGGAATTGAGAATGTATTTGCAGAACCAACATTCATGGTCACTACTTGACTATTATTAGCAAGCACCGCTGTATAAGATGCGGTTTCTGCATCAATAGTTAAGTTAATTTTCGGGTCACTCAATGTAGGACTTGTGCCAAATACAAGAGAGCCTGAACCTGTTTCATCTGTTACTGCAAAAGCAAGATTTGCTGAAGATGGTGTGCCTAACCAAGTTGCAACACCGCTTCCGAGAGATGTAAGACCTGTTCCACCATTTGCCGCAGATACGGGAGTAGAAAGAGAAACGGTTACATCACCTGATGTTCCGCCACCGCTTAATCCAGTGCCTGCAGTTACGCTTGTAATATCACCGACAGAAATAGAATCACCAAGAGCAACAGATGTGCCATTGATTGTGATTGCAGAATTTGTTAATGATGAATTGCTAATGTTAGAAAGTGTGTTGCTCGTACCGCTGATTGTTTTATTTGTCAGTGTCTGACCTGTGTTCAAATCTACGGTTGTTGCAGTATCAATAGAAAGAGTTACGGTTCCTGAAGTACCGCCACCGCTAAGACCAGTTCCAGCAGTAACGCCTTCAATATCACCAGTAACACCAGTGATGCTATAAGCCAAAGAGTTCCAAGCAGTAACACCATTGCCAATTTTTGCTTTACCCGTATCGGTTTCAAAGCCAAACTCTCCTGACGCAAGTACAGGGTTAGCAGATGTCCACTGAGCGGCTGTACCCCTGCGAATCTGAATTTGTGTAACGACTGACATTAAGGTGTACCTCCATCAAAGGACTGCGTTGCTGTGGTCGTGGGGTCGCCACCGTTGTACGGTGCAATGCTATCAAACACTCCACCGTCAATGTTTGTTACCGCAGGGCTGACTGTTACCCATGCGCTTCCATCATAAACTTTTAATCCGTCACTTGTGTTGTAATACAAATCGCCTGTGCGCAATGAAGGCGTGTTTATATCCGTTGCGCTCGCCGGAACATTTGTAGGTGTTAAGGCTAAACGACTCATGCAATATCTCCAACAACGAGCCAATTATCAGTGCTTGTTTGTATTGCTGTTGCTGATGAATACTGAGCGCGTAATGTTGGTTGTGCCGCAGTAGCCGCAGTAGATACCAAGGTTACGCCTCCCGCACCCTGAATAGTTACTGTACCTACTCCATAACGAGCAAAAGTTATTTCTGTACCAACAGGATATGCAACGCTTGAATTCAAAGGAATCGTTACAGTTACAGGAGAAGCATTAGATAGCGTAACTAATTTAGCGCTATCGCTCAATACTGTTGTGTAGGTAGTGCCTGTCTGCGCATTAGTTGCCGTGTTTGGTAGAGCAGGTAGATTTGTTGTTACTGCAGTTCTTGTATCTGTAATGTTTCCTGAATTGATTTGTGTTACCGCCGCGCCCACTGCAACAGTTGCTAAAGAAATTGAATTGGCAGGAGTTGCAGGCGCTGTAGGAGAACCTGCAGGAGTTCCCGCAACTACTTGAAAAATAACATCGTTATATGCACCTGAGTAATAAGCATCTTGCACTGTAGCCACAATCCGGTCAATACGCGGATTTGTCGGGTCTGCAGTTGTGATTGTTAATGTTGTGCTTGCATCGTTGTAAACCGTGTAAACGCCCATATTTGCTTGCGTTGTTCCAACAATCGCCGCCCAACCTGATGCAACAACTACAGACATACCTGCAGGAGAGTTAGCGCTTACTGCTAAAGAAGATGAACCAATAATGCCTGTGGTAGCAAAAATAGCCTGCATTGAAAGGCGGTCATTTTCGGCAGGGTGCGAGCCGTTTTGTAACCATGAGGGCGGGGTGCGTAGTGCCATTTATGCTCCTAAATGTATGCAGACTGCCATTCTACGACAGCCTGTGTTGTTCCTGCGAGAGTTCCAACACCAGTGAAGTAGAAGGAGTTGTTTCCTGGTTGTGCTGAAAACCATTCCGACCCGCCTGAGATTAAAGTATTACGGGCAGGTTGTCCATTCAATGTAATCAATTTATTGTACAAATCAATTACAAATTCATCAGAACTGCTAAGAGTGACATTGAATAAAAGTTGTGCGCCTTGGGTTGCGTTACCAACCTCAGGGTTGGTGATGGGTCCGTTGATTGTGATGGTTGGGTAAGTATCTGTCCACCCATTATTTGCAATGGTTGTGGTCAGTGTTCCTGAGCCGCCACCGTAAACAAGGTTATAGGTGCGGTTATAGATACGACCTGAAGGCACTGAATAAAGCAATGTTGCGGTCTGAACATTTGAATCATAATAGCGTGGGTCAGGACAGAAGAAATCAACCTGAGCAATAATCAAACCGTAGGTGTAATTAGGATTGACTGTAGAGCGTAAAGCACGCACACGGGCGTTAATTTCTTGCTCCATCTCGCCTTGTGCAAGCATAAAATATAAAGGAGTTGTGCCGCTAGTCTGTGGCAATAGAGCGCGTTGCAAGATATTAAAATTCTCTTGAGCGCTCGCTGTAGATGTGCCTGTAATGTTTAGGCTCATCGTAATATATCTGCCACCTAGAAAATCACGACCTGTGAACATGCCATCTGCATAACCACGGTTATCATCTTGATTGCGGATACCTGGCAAACCTTCTAATCCATCTACAGAAAGAATTTGATAAGGCGAGCCTGCGCCGCCAAATACTTGCCCGTTGAATGAAAATGAATAATTTTGGATTACTTGTGGCATCTTATTCCGCCGTCATTCTAATACCTGCGCGATATGCGTTCAATCCCGTTAATTGCACACCTGACTTTGTTGTAGTTGCTACTTGTACTGTCTGACCATATTTGACAACAGATACAAGTGCCTGTGCGGTTCCTTCAGGGTCAGTCAGATTGACACCATTGATTGTCACATTACCTACGCCGCCTACAGCCGCAACAGCCGCCTTTGCCGCCGCTGTGATTATTTCTTCTTCTGTCTTGTCATATTTAGCCGCAGTGGTTGCCAATGTTGGTGATGTTGTAACTGTTACGCCGCCGCCATAAACCTCAGGCTTTACCGTTGTAACTGGTGTTGCTACTGCATAACTCTTAGGCAAGGTTACAGATGAAGCCTCTCCCAATGCTTTGAGAGCCGCCGCAATCTCTGCAATCTTCTTTTGTAAATCATCAAGTTTCTTAGCCATACGCTCATTGATTGCATCAATAGCCTTTTCAAAGGCTTTCATAGCATCTTCAATGGCATCATTCAAAGCCTTTTGCGCTTCTTCTAAGGCCTTATCCATTTGCTTTTTGGCCTCTACCCTGGCCTTTGCTAATGTCTTGTCTGCCTCCGCTATGGCATCTTCAAGGTCTTTCTTTGATTCAGCCAATGCGTCTTTGAGGGCTTTATCAGCCTCAGCAAGTGATTCTGATTGTATGCGCTTTGCTTCAGCGGTAGCCGCTTCATAATCTTTTTGTGCTTCAGCCAAATTGGTTTTTAAGTCAGCATTGACAGCGGCGAGCGCTGTTGCAATTTCTTTTTGTGTGTCGCTGTACATCTCCGCTAATTCAGCGGTTGCAAAACTGGTGCTAGTAGAGAGCGTTTCAGCAATCTTATTCATGCCGCCTTCTGTGATGTCCTCAAGCGCCATGTACATTGTTTGTAATTCTTTTTGTTGCTCAGGAGATAACTCTTGAATTTGTCGGAGCATTTCCATGCCAGCCTCAGGACCAGCGGAAGCAATCTGCTCAATAAATGTTTGTGTATAACCTTTGCCCGCTAATGTTCCTAATTGTTTTTGAAAATCTTGCGTTCTGCTCAGTTGCGCTTTAAGGGTCGCAACAATGTCTAATCCTTTATCTTTAGCGGTGTCAAACAAATCGCTTAGGCTGAACTCAGTGCCTTTTTGCCATGCACTGCGTAGGCGCTCGCGGCTCTTTTCTACAATGTCAGCCAGTTTTTCCGCACCCTGTTTTGCAATCTCTTGACGCTTTGCCTCAGCCGCCATCTCAAGGCTTTTAACCTTATCGTTGTAAGCGTTCTTTAGTTCTATTTCTTTGCGATTGAAAGTCGCGTTAATATCCAAAATGGCTTGAGCGTGCTTCTTGCGTGCCGCTTCATCTGCATCTCTCTGACGCTTTTCAGCATCAGCCTTAGCCTCTGCATAGCGTTCCTCAGCATCAGCAATCTGTTCACGATAGCGTTCTTCAATCTCAGCCTTACGCTCAGCAAATTTTTCTTTCGCATCTGCAATTTTTTCATCACGGGCTAAAGCGGCATCAGCGGCATCTTTTTCTGCATCTGCCTGAGCCTCACGCCATGCGTCTAATACATCAGCCTCTTTTTTGCGTAGCGCGGTAATTTTTTCAAGGCGTTTGGTTTCTTCTTTAGACATCTCGCCTTTAGGGTCTTTAGAACCAGCCCAAACATCTTTAGCCTTTTTGCCTGCCTTCTCTGTTTCTTCTCCGGCTTTTTTGCCTTGCTTTGCTAAGTTGTCTAGGCTCTTTGATAATTCATTTGCTTTTTTAGCGGCCTTGTCACCTAAATCAGAAATACCATCAAGGCCTTTATTGATTAAATCCAAGCCGCCTTTTGCATATTTACCAACACCAGGCAGTTTAGATAATGCACCCAAGAACAAGCGCATTGGGCCTGTAACTATTTTTGCAATCGCTTCATATACTTTGGCGACAATAGGAATGATGCTTGCAAAAGCAGTAAGCGCCGCTTTCGCTACAGAAATTACAACAGTACGGAATGTTTCAGAGTTTTTCCATAATTTAACAAGGCCTGCGGCTAGTAAAGCCACAGCGGTAATAAGCACTCCTATAGGGTTAGCCTTCTGCGCTATATTCAATAATTTCTGCGCAATCTCTGCACGCTTTACTGCGGCGGTATAAATACCCCAAGCAATAGCGCCTGCACCAAGAACACCAATAAATACTTTGATTTCCGTAATGTTATCTTTTACAAACTTTACAATTTTTTCTAATGTTGGAAATACAGTGTTACGCAAAAAATCTGTAAATTTCATAAAAGCAGGTAATAAAGCAGAACCTATTTCTTGTTGCAAATCTCCAAACTCTTGCTTGAGTTTAATCATACGACCTTCAGGCGTATTCAACAGAGTTTTATTGAAATCCTCATAGGTGCTATTGAGGACTTCTACAATCGCGGCGGCACGCTCAGATTCAGAACCGTTAGAAATCTTTTTCTTTGTATCTTCATCAAGCACAAAACCCACACGGGTAAGAGCCGCAAAATTACCATTCAAGGCTTGTGCTAATCCGTTAGTCATTTGCTTGTAATCTTCAGATGATGCAGTAGCGCCTTTTTCTGCCGTTACATAATCCAAGATTGCAGGAGTAAGTTTGCTAATAGTCTTACCTTGCAAATCAAATGTTGCTAATTGAGATTGCGTAACAGTGATGTTCTCTTTAGAAGCAACGCCCACTTTTGATAATGCTTCAGCCTGTGCATTAAGAGCCGCTACTTGTGCTTTAGTTGCTCCGCCTGTCGTTAAAAGAATCTCGCGTAAACGAGTTTGTGCTTGTTCTGCTTCAACTGCGGCGGCTATAGATTGTCTGAAAAAATTTACAACTGTACCAGCGGCAAAAGTAACACCAATAGTTGCGGCAAGGCCTTTTAGTTTTGACCCAAAGCCATCAAATACGCTGTTGGTTTTTTCTACACTGCCATCAAGATTCTTCAGCGAGGCTTCTGCCTGGGCTAAACCTGATTTAAGTTGCGCAACATCAGCCTGTATCTGTACCAGGATTGGTGGAATATCAGCCATGTTATCCCCTCAACCTAGAAGCCAAATTGGTAGTAAATACTCTTGCCAAAGTTCCATTGGATTGCAAGTTGCTTGCCGCAGGTCCTAAGTATGGATATTTTACGCCTGGTTTCCATCTTGGGTGTCCAAGTTCAACAGCCCTGGCATAAACCATTGTTGCGCTAACTTCAACAGAATACATACCGTCAAAACCTTTATTGACCGCAGATGTTGTAATACTTCTACGCAGATTACCTGTTTGTACATTAGGTCCGGGGCGGCCTGAAGCATTTACTTTTGCTTGTCGCTCTACTGCCAAACCTGTCATAGAAATGGCGTATTGCACCGCCAATTCAATCTTATCTTCTGTTGCTTGAAATCCGGCAAGGACATCAGAAAGGTTGGTAATTGTTATGCGTGCAGTCATAACTGATTATCCAACCTCTCTGCCTTCACTTCTTCTGCTAGGGCTGTAATGGATAACAACCAATCTGCCGTTGGTCCTGGCAAGTTATCTACCTGTTCAGGTGTCCAACCAAACTTGTCTGCAAAGACATAGTAAGTCCAATACTCATCAGGATAATCAAACGCTTCATGGCGCTCGCCACCCTGCATTAACCATTTTAAGCGTTGGAGGCTTCTGTAGGCGCTTTTGGGTCTGCCTCGTTTTCAGGCGTATCAGCCAAATTAGGGAACAGAGCCTTTTGCGCTTCCTTTGTGTGTTCTACTAACGCGTCATAATCTGCAATTTCTAATTCATCAATGCTGTCTGCTTTGATTGCAGGAACAGGAGCAGTCAAAGACCATTCCTCAATTAGCATTGTAATTAGTGCATCATTCATAGCCATTGCGCGAGTTAAATCAGAGCCTTCAATATCAATGCTCTTGTACAAACGCTTTCTGTCACCGTAGCGAATCTTTGAAGCGTCTTTTAGTGTGACTGTTGCGCCTGATGGAAGTGTTACTTTTTTAGACATATTGCCTCCGTTGTTGTGCCTTCCTACCTATCTTACAGAGGAACAGGGGCGCGGGATAACGGGGAAGGCGTACCGTTATCAACCAAATCGCCCCTGTTCTGAGTCTATGTTATGCGTAGGTTCCTGAAGCCTTTGCGTTCTTCAATACCCATTCAATCGGTGAAAATCCACCAGTTGAACCTGCATCAGTTGTGTTGGATTGTGCATTTAGGTCAATAGTGACTTGTACAAAATCCTCACCGCGCTCAATCACTGCGGCTGTGTATGCGCCCTTTGTGATTGTCGCCTGTAGTTGTAGTTCTGATGCGCCTGAGCCATAGTTCCAGTTAAGAACAATCGCAGGCTGTGAGTTGTTTAGGAAGCGGGTCAATTCTGTATCTGCTTCCATTAGGAATGTAATCTTTCCAGTTACTTCCAAAGGTCCAAGGAAGATGTTGTAAGGATTCTGAGTTGTGCTGATTCCGTACACTGGTGTTACAGGGCGAGTCATATCAATGTTGCCTGTCATTGCAGTTGCAACAGTTGAACCGCCAATGCTTACAGCGCCGCGCCAAACTGGTGTTGGGAGAACTGTGCTGAATGATGGTGTTGGGTCAGATGTTGTTGCTGATGCCCAACCTGTTGTCTTTGTGTCGTACTCCAACATTCCATCTGCGTTGAAACGCAAAGAGAAATCAGAGAACTGGCAACCAGGATACTGACGGACATTTACAGCATAGAAATCTGTAAGTGTGTAAGAGATTGGCTGTGCATCTGCACCGCTTGTTGTGCTGTTAAGCAATGAAACAGTGTGTGTGTAAGGTGCGCTTGCTCCTGATGTTGAAACAGAACCCATGATGCCTGCGAGCGCGTAACCGATTGTGTCAGCAAATACTGCGCCGCCAAAATCAAATGTTGAGCGTGTGCGACCAGGGATATAGTTGTAATTCAAAACATTGGAACCGCGTAGCCCTTGGTCATAGAGCGGGTCAATAATGTCTTGTGGTTTTAGTGCGTCTTTAGCGACTGGGATAAAATCCGTTGCCGCTACTGGTGTACCTTTGGTAACTTCTTTAGCAATACCAAGGTAAGAGCGTACCGATGCTTGTAATGCCATTTATTCACTCTCCTGATTTCTTGTCTGACGCGGCAGACGGGGTTGTTGTTGGTGTTGGTGCTACTGGTTTTGCCGCGCCACCTGCAACAAAGTCAGGGTGGCTAAAACCTTCAGGCGCATCAACTGTGTCGCCTGGTTTGACGATTCCAAGCGCGGGAAACACGCGTTCCTCAGTTCCTTTATATGTGAGTTTCATTCATGCTCCTTATGCTTGAATCATCTCTGTCACTTCAAATTCTAACTCAGCAAAGATGTCTGTAGCGCCTTCTTTGGCTGTTGATGGTTCTCCATAACGACCAATAATGACGGGTTCAGCACCTTGCCAAACTAGAACTCCCGTAGAGTCGCCAAAGTTATGGTCACTGCGTAACCGTTCTTTGATGTTGTCTATGAGAATATCAAAATCACTCATTGCATATTCTGATTCAGGGTGCAGTGAGTGAACATATAGTTGAAGAATTACGGTGTAATCAACACGCTTCCAACCATTGTGTGCGCCGCCGATTGCCAAACGGTTCTCCCTTTCTTGCGCAATAAATACCACGCAAGCGGAACGGGTCATTTGTCCAGGCAAAGCGTTTATCTGAAAGTTGATGCGCTTTGGAAATGATGTGAAAACCTGATTCAGATTTTCTATCGGTGGGTTGCTGATGAATTTTGCCAGCGTATCCCGTACCCCTACGCGGCCTCCCATTAGCGAATCCTGCGATAGAGGCTGACCATATCAAGCGCCAAAGCAACCTCACCTGCATAGCGTTGATTGTTGCCAATGTTTACGGTTGGTTGTGTCGTTAGATTCATGGTCATAGACGCATCACCGCGCTGTTTGATAAATGCGCTAGTCATCAAAATTGTTGCCTCTTTGATTGCAAATGGCATATTGCTGAAGCCCGCTCCTGTATGTGCATGAGCCAAAGGTGCGGTTAATGGCACTGATAATGAACCATAGGTGTAGTTGCTTGCCACCGTAACTAATTCGGCGTTAGCGCCATCAATGATTCTGTAGGTTTCACCGGGCAAGATTCCAGCGGCATTGAAAACAGTAAGAGTAGAAGCGCCTGCAGAGCCTGTGCAGGTAGTGTTTACATATCCTGCAATGTAAGTGTATTTAGTAAATAAAGGTACGCGTGGACCGTAGGAGCCAAATGCAAGCGGGCCTTGTGATGTATAGGTTGTGTTGATTTGGCTCAACGGAATAACAATTTGTTGTGTTTCAAACCAGCATTGTGATGGGTCGTTGAGTGTCTGCAAGTTGTTAGGACTTGTACCCCATTGGAAATTTGATAAAGAAATAATTGGGTTTTTGTTTGGGTGTAGGAAGATATAACCTTCACCGCTCATGCGCACGCGCTGTGTTTCTGTTACAGATTCTGCGTGCAAATCTTGATTGAGATACTCATTTAGATATGAGGTTGCGCGTAAGATTACGCGGGCTAACTCTGCATCTTGTGCGTTTTGATTGCCGCCTACAACTAAGTTGTTGTAATCAAGCGAGGTCGGGGCGTTTTTGTATTCGGCTACTGTTATGTAAGGTTGTTCGTTGTAGCCTGTTTGCGGTGTTACGCCCACTGCCATTGTTATTCTCCATCTCGCTGTGTGTCTGTGGCTTCATGTCCACAGCGCCCACATTTGCGGAACCAACCATCAAAGCCACATTGTACGCAAGTAAATCCTCGCTGTCTGTCGCCATGAGCATAAGGATTTAATGATGCCTCAAAAAAACCTTCACGCTTCATTGCTTCTGCGTGACTTTTGTTTTCTACATTGTATAAACCTGATTTGTCGGGTCTGTATTCTCTGCCGCCAATAACGGTTTCTCTTACGCCCCTGTCAGGTGCTACAAATCTTCCCATTTTTGCCTCCTGTTATTAAGAGAGAGCGCGACTTTTCAAATATGCCGCGCCCTCTCCTAACTATTTAGTTGTTATGCAGGAATGATTCCGTTTACTACACCATTCCATGCAGGAGCGGTGCAGAAGAAGGTTCCACGGAAGTATGTGGAGAAGTCGTATGAGAACTGAACGACAGGCCACTGAATACCCATGTAATCCTGAACCATGAAGTTTGCCCATACATCTGATACCTCAGTATCAGGAATTGGCAAGGTGAAGGATAGGACTGGGGCTACACCCTGGTTCAACCATGGGTGAACCATTAGGTCCACAGCCTTACCTGTTACTTCGTTCTGTAGTCCAGTAACAATGGAACCGTATGTAACGCCGTCTTTTCCTGGCTCTTGGATTGTCAAACGGTAGTTAGCGGTTGAGCCACTCTTGATTGCATCAGAGAGTTGCTTACGGTCATTACCATTTAGAAGAACTAGGTCAGGGTCAGCCTTTACATTTGAGTACATAGTTGCAAAGACATTTTGGAATTCAACGCCTGGGTTAGCAGTGCTGAATGTGCTGTTGATGTTATTGATTGCACCTGAGATTGCAGGGTTCAACACAGTTGGAAGAATTCCGTCATATCCGGTTGCGTATGCAGAGGTGTCTGCAGTTGCGCGTGATGCGGCGGCTCCTGTTGTTGTAAGTGCAAAGTTGTTAGCAAGTAGTGAGGTTGTGCCTGCACCGTTGATAACAGCCTTTGTTGCACCCTTAACAGTTCCCTGATAGGTGAGGTTTGCAAGGCCAGTGGTTGTTCCAACATAGATGTTGTAACCAAGTGCGCCAGTAACAGCGGTCCAGGTTAGTTC